GATATGTTATTCACGCGAATGGAAAATTTGGGGTTTACTTTAACACTGTGGGAAGATCTTAAAGGGAACCCGGTTTCGGATTTGTATAGTAAATTTAGGTTTGTGTATAAGAAATGATTAGTTATTATTATTATTGACATTTTTTAGTTTTCATTTTTTATGTATGTTTATGATAAGATGATACTCGCTATACTTCTACTTATCATAAACGTGTTTTTACTACTCAACACGAAGGAGCCACAGGAAATAACCGAGGTTCGCGAAAAGTATAGAATTCTCAGGGAACATCTCACAGAAACCGAAAATAAGAAATTTGAAATGTTACAGTCAGAAGTACCCATAACGGCACATTACATTATTGCTAAAGGGGCTATAGGGTATAACACGAATAAAGGAAATGAAATAGGTTTGTGTATAGACGGAGATACGAATGAGATTTTCCATGTTTTAATACATGAACTCGCACATTCGACCGTAGACGAGTATTCACATAGTAAAGACTACTGGAAAAACTTCAAGGAGTTACGTGAAATATGTGTTAATTTAGGTATATACCAAAAAATACCCAAAAAAATGGAATTCTGTAATAAACATGTTCAGGATAAATAATCTAACCGTATATTAACAATATGTCTGGAAACGTGGCATCGTCTGCTCAAATATTACAAGCTATCATAGCTTGGGTATCGTACATGAGTTTATCGAGTGTACCCATGTTATCTAATAATTACGGAGTTAATTTAGTAACTCTCTTCTTTATCATACCTAACTTTTTACTCTACTCCATGAAAGGTGATAACTTTTTGTCTTACATGGCCATAGATCAAAGGTTCATGTTACTCGCAACTATCGCGGCAACACTTTTTGCTGCGTTGGTAACCCAAGCATCCAAAGGTGCTATAAAAAATGTGGAAAATTATGGTAAAACTACGAAGAGTACGGGATCTGTTCTTGCACTTCGCGTAGTAAGTTTTCTATTTGGTTTACTTACTGCTTATATACTCCTTAAAAGAGAAGGTATTTTTGCTAATTCTGTTTAAGCGTATCTTCTAGCAACGTAGAACACAACCGCAGCAACTGCTCCGGTTGATGCTAATCCAATAACACTTCGGTTCCCTTGGTCGTTAAGAAACGATGGTACAAAGTTTGCAAGTTTTTCTTGAACTGGCTTACTAATTGCTATCGCAGTACAAACCGCGACGACGAGAGCTTGAAACTGTTCATCAGTTAAATTAAATGGATTTTTATTTTCGGGTTTCTTATCACTTCGTTGAGTAGGCTGTTGTTGTGCTTGCATCATTGGTGTTTGCATTTGCATTTGCGTCATTCGTGGATCTTGTGCCATCATTGGTGGTTCAAGTGGCCCTTCTGGTTGTCCCATTATATCTGAAATTGATGTAGAGTCCATTGTCTGTTTATTTTCACTCACATTTTTTTCCGCCATAAAACTCGGCATTTGTTGTTGTTGCTGAATAGGTGGTAGCTGTGGTACTTGAGATGGTCCAGAATCGTTTGGTATAAAATTAGTCGTTTGGTTATTAGTAAGGTTAACCATACCATCCCCGTTATCAGAAAGGTTCATTGTGTAAACGTCCGTCATATAGTATACATGCGTTTTTCGTTTTTTTACGTTTACGCGTTAGCCTGGATTACTCACGTAAAGTATAATTTGGGTACAAACAACCAAAGGTTTTTACTATTCTAGGTAAATCGTTCAGTTCATCATAATTAGACATGTCGTGATCAATATAGACCGTTTTTGTTTCGTGGCACACGTCGACCAATACACGGTACCCGTCGTCTGTGTTATATGTAGTACCGGTTATTTCGTTAAACGCTGGATATACCAATGATATATTTTGAGATGGTGATACTTGTGTTATGTTTAAAGCCGTACAGATTTTTCTAGATAAAACTCGTATCATTTCTTCTTAGTAATTTTCAATGCAGTCGTTTTTTTAACTGTGTTACGATCACCTATTTTCATGTTACCGTGTTTTGGATTAAACATCTTCTTATGTGTTTGCCAATATTGAGGAGCACCAACCTTAAAGTTTTTCCTAATCTTTGCTTTGTACCAAAAAACACAATCTTCTATTCTATTACTCTTAGACGTGTTATCTAATACCAAACACTCGTAATTTTCAGTACAAGAGTCCATAACTTTATTGAACATATCGAACGTTGGAAATATACCAAAAAAGTTTTTATATAACTTCTCGCGATTTTGAATTATATTTTCACGTAAAATGAAAATGTAATCTATATTCGCCCTGAGTGCTGGTGGAAGATCCATACAGTATTGCATAGTTAACATGAAAAATATCTTCCAGTGACGACCATTCATAAAACATTGACGAATACACGTATCTTTCATAAATTTTGGATCGTACATACAATCGTCTAAAAGAAGAAACGCACCACAATTTGGTTTACCTGCACCCACGAGTTTCTTCTGTCTATCCATAACACGTTCTATTGCTTCTCTATCGTAATCTCCGTATATAAATAAGTCGGGTATATACTGTTGATAATAATGATTTCCTTCTTCAGTTGCTGATAAAACTATTCCTGCTGGTAAATGCTTTTTGTGATACAGGATATCAGTAACAAGTGTTGATTTACCCGTATTACGTTTTCCTATGAATACACACACTTTATCATCGGCCATACCTTCAGGTTTGAATTTTCGAAGTTGAAGATTCATCTAATCTAATATATTGCCTCGTTTTATTTTATAAAATTTTACTCACATACAATAAGAATGGCTGGTAGAATAAACCTTGCTATCACAGGAACTCAGGACCAATGGCTTACTAGCGAACCCGAATTTTCCCATTTCCTGATGAACTATAAGAGACATACAAAGTTCTCAACTGAAAATGTAGAAACTCCTTTCGATGGTGATGCAAATTACGATACATCCGTGGAATGTCGCATACCAGATAACAAGGGTGATCTTGTACGAAGTATGATGCTTAAATTCACTTTACCTCAACCAACGACACCTGATAAAACATTTATGGTGACTGCTGCTGATGGTAAATACTTTATAGACGGTGTTCAACAGGCAACATTGACTTTATACGAAGGTACGACATATACTTTTAGTGTTAACGCATCTAGTCACCCATTTAGGTTTTCTACAACAGCTTCTCCCAGTTATACTGTTTACGAGTCTGGTGTTACTGACCCCGGTACATCTACAGTGACATTTACACCCACTTCAACTACACCATCAATTTTATACTATTATTGTTCTTCACACTCGGGTATGGGTGGTCAGATAAACGTTAAAAGTCTTCGGTACCGTGAATCTATAGGTGCACAAATAATAGAATACATGGACTTACGTATAGGTGGTCAAACAATTGAACGTATAACTGGTGATTATATATACATGTACAATCAAATACATCATACGAAAGATGATACTGATCAGGGACTTTATTTTCTAACAGGTCATGGACAATATATATCAACGAGTTCTGATTGGGATTATAGTGTTATGTTACCCTTTTACTTTTTCAGAAATTCAAGTTTATCTATACCAGTGTGTGCACTCACAAAACAGATGGTCGAAGTTGAATTGAAATTTAAAAAACTCGAAGACGTGACTGTTTCGTATACAAGAACAGATGGATCAATTTCAAACCCACCTTTGGATGTATCTTCATCAATCAAAAAATTATCACTCGTGACGGATTTCTTTTTCGTAACGGAAGATGAGAAAAATTTCATAATGTCGAGACCAATTGAGTATGTTATTACACAGCTTCAAGTGTCACAATTTAAATTAAAAGCAGGTATTTCTAAAAAGTCTGGTATGCTTAATTTTAAACACCCGGTCAAAGAAATGTTCTTTCTCGCTGTAAGTGACGATGTGTATAAATATAACCCAATAAAGAACGTTACAATGAAATTTAATAATAACATTATCATAAACGCCGATAACTTGATGTTAAGTTATGAACAACCCCTTAAATATTATACGGGATTAACCAATAATAACTTCGGTGTATATAGTTTTTCCTTAAAACCTGAATTGTATTACCCGACAGGACAAGTTAATATGAGTAGAATAGCACATAACTTAATAGAAATAGAACTCGATAACCCAAGTGCAAATTTCGGACATCAAGTGTATGTATACGCAATTAACTATAACGTGTTACATATAGAAAGCGGTCTTGGGGGTTTAAAATTTTAGTGAGTTATACTAGTAATGGCTGGTCGTATTCAATTAGAAACATCCGGTCCACAGGACGCTTTTTTTACAGATGATCCCGAATATACATACTTTATAAAAAATTTCGAAAAACATGCTAATTACGCACCGTTCATGACGGATTTAGATGTACACGGTGATTTGGAATTTGGAAGTACGCTAAGATGTACGATACCACAAAACCAAGGTGATCTCATAAAAACAATCAGTTTTAAAATAAGTCTGGATGCTATAGACCAAACCATAAAAAGTTCTTTACATGCTAACACAACATCTATTGAATGGAACGAGTCTATAGGTCATGCTATGATAGAACACGTAGAGCTTTTGATTGGTGGTAAAGTTATTCAGAGACTCACGAGTGATTTCTTAGCTATATACTTTGATAATTACGTGACACAAACCAAACAACACTGTTTGGCAAAACTCATAGGTAAACCACCGGATGAACTTTCAGGAACATCCGCTATAAGCACATCTATTGGTGGCTATCTATCGTCGTCCGCTCAAAATTTATTTGTCGATATACCCTTTTATTTTTATAATAACCCAGAACTTGCTATACCAATTTGTGCAATAGATAAACAGGAAGTCGAAGTTGTTGTAAAACTCCGTGATATAGATCAATGCATACACTCGATAAGAAGCGATTCGCCATACATCGGATACATTTTATATACGGGTTTGAAACCAAAAAATCTCATAAAAAGTTTCAAAGTTACGACGGAAATGATATCATTAACGGATAAAGAAAAGAAAGATATTAAAACAAAACCGAAAGATTATATAATTACACAAATACAGGAAAGTTGTTCCCAGATAGAACAGAGTAGTGATCTTAATCCAGTCGTTATAAAACACAAACTTAGATTTGTAAACCCCGTTAAGGAACTATTTTTTATAATTCAAGGTACCCGGAAAATTGTAAATGGTTTTTACAACGCAACCTTTGATTATGATAATTCGTACAGGGACCTCGATAGTGTATACATTAACTACGAAAACCTGAAGAAACTCGAACTCCAACTCGATGACTCATACCCAATAGAAGGTGCTACGGGTGAATGTATAAACTTACGGGCCGTTCAAAGTGGAATTCATCATTCAAGAACACAACTGTTTAGAAGGTACTATTCATATAGTTTTGCTTTAGAACCTGAAAGATGGTACCCTACAGGTCAGGTTAATTTTAGTTTAATTAAAGATCAGGATTTGAAACTAACTTTAAATGCAGAAGACGAGTGTAAAAGAGAACTTAGAGTTTTGGCGCATAGTTATAATATACTCCGTGTAGAAAACGGTACTGCAATAACACTGTTTTAAAATGAATCAAGAAGAAAAAGATGCAACAATACAACTATTAGAACAATTTCAACAAACTGCTATAGATGTAGTCCAACCTGTGATGGAACAGGCCATCGTATTTGCGGCCGAATATGCAAAGGCGTGTGGTCGTGATATCATACTCTCTAAAGACGTGGAATATGCAATGAAGTATTGTGCAATGAATGAGGTTGGTAAAAAATCAGGGTCATATTTTCCAGAGATTTATGACGAGTCGGAAAGTGATGAAGATGAAGATGAATTGGAATTAGAAGAGGAAGAAGATATAGAATTTGTAAGATATTCCGGACGTGAATATAAATTTGTTAAAATGAACATGTCGTACGATAATTGGAACACTTGGGTGCCGAAAAACCCGACAGAACAGATGTTAAAAAATGCTATAGATAGTAATGGATACCTCTGAAGAGCCAGAAGGGTGGGTAGACCCTACTGATAAATATTTTAAAATAATGGGCGATAATAGTTCATCGTCGGGTGACGATACAGATTCCGAAACTGAAACTGAAACCGAATCCGAATCTGAATCTTCATCAGGGTGTGGTGCTTCTTTGAAAGAAGGAAGTGTCAAATTATTAAAAGGATACATGAAAAATACGAAAAAATATAAGAAAATTTTATTCGAGGAAGATTTTCTCCCAGAATAAAATGTGTATTTATAGTATAAAAATGTCTATCGCTAAAGAAACTATTACACTTGTAGCATCCGAACTCGAAACTCAATCTCTCAACGCCATCGTTGCCGGCTTCTCATTTGCTGCCGCCCTTTCGTGGATGGACTTGGTGAGATGGTTGGTTAACCAAGTCATCAAGGTCAACAAAAACGGTGGTATGAACTACACCCTCACTGCCTTGCTCACAACACTCTTGTCTATCACTGTGTTTATCATTGTGTCCAGAGTGTCCAAAAAGGTCAGAAAGCCAGCGCAACCAGTCTTCGCGGTTACTCGATAATCTTAGAACGTGGTTTTTTTATAATCATAAGTAAAAATAACCCAGTTGCAATTACCATAATTATTGGTAAAAAAGAATCCCAACTATGCACATCCTCAAATTCCTTGGGGATTTCCATAGGTGTTGGTAAAGTCTCGTCTCTTCTATATTTAGGTATATTAACGAACTTATCAGTAGTACAAGTAACCGCAAGTTTTAGTATATGATTTGCGTTTCTAAAATTATAAGGTATGAGACGATTATTACTACTATAGTAGAATTGTACCCGTAAACTCGATATTGTTTTTTGTGCACCACTATCGAAATTATGCTCTACAGCGTCGTCTACACCTGAATAATTAATCACATCTCCACACATTAGTATTCGTCCGGTATAAAAAGGTATATCTGAAAATATAGTCTTGTTAAATTCGTCTGATCCACTGCTTAGCTTTACAATAATACCATCAGCGCCTTGTAAATTAACACTCCCGGTCTCTAGTGTGTAAGGTGAAGATTGTGTAGAATCCACATCATTTGCAATTAAACCTAAAATATCGTGTGGCGTGGTTTTACCAGTTACTAAAGTGTTACTGTATCCATTCGTACCAGTATAAAACTTAAACGTAAATGGGTTATTTGCCGTAAAAGTCATTGCATTTGTATCTTTATCAAACGTTGAACTTTGTATTTTGCTACTCGAGTTTACTACAACATTAGAAGCTAAATCTACACCATTATAGTTACCGTTGGGTATAGTTATCCCATAATCTGAACCACCTGAATTTAAAGTAAATGTGTTATTTCTTTCATTTATCAAATACTGACTATTATGTATACGCGCTGATATCATGGAGATCTTAGTAACGTCATAAATTGGTGATTTTAGAGAAACAACGTAGTCTGCCGGGTTTGGGTAAAATACTGGATCTCTTTCACTACTATCTATATCTAGAGTATGTACCTTCATTAAAATATATGAGCATTATTTTAATGAGTGTTTTACATTATTATTTATTAGATTCGGTTACGAAATGTTATGTGACAATGGGTTACCCATGAGTTGACGCTTTGCTATATCTAAACCACTAGAGGATGAATTTGGATTTTCCATTCCCTTGTACGCGTTAAATTTATGATAATCGTTATTTCTATATTGTTGTGTCCACCCACCGTCTGCTGAATTCACTCTACCATCTATACGCGAAGTATCTGAACGAACGCTTGTTACCATACCACCTTGGTTGAGTGGATCGGCTCTGACATTCATACGACCCGCACCTGGTGTACGTCCCACTTTACCTCGTCTATCTGTTGGCCTGAGTCCAAATTTAGTAAGTTCTTCAACTGTGTACTTATCACCAAACGTACGTTTTTCCCCGATTTTAGAAGATGGTGAATTTAAGTAACCGTGGGAGAATTTGTGAATACCTGGTGCTGGTGCATTGGAATACGCGTAAGCTTCAATATTACCATCCTTCTTATTTCGAGTTGGTTCAGCTGCACGAGTTAACGCCGAAACAGTTCTCTTGGGTGCAGCTGTACTTAATGTATCCGTTCTGAGACCAGTTTCGGAACGATTTGTCGTGCGTTTTGTTCTTTCCTGTTCGCCTCTTGGTACTCTACCAGACATTCCCTGAGCACGTCCGGGAACGGGTGGAAGTCTCCCAAAAAGAAACGAAGTTTTCTCAGGTCTGTTATTAGCAAGTTCACCTTGAACCCCTCTTCTACCACCTTTTCCGTCAAAGGCTGGACCAGAACGCCCTGGTAAAGTTGTAAGTCTGTAAGCACCGACATTTTCAGGGTTAACTCTGAATAATTGTTGATGTCCACCGACTGATGGTACACTTGGATCAACACCCAAACCTGGACCAACTTGTTGTTGTTCGATTGGTGAGAGATTATTCATTCTACCACCGTCATACATCATACGATTTCTCATATCCAAAACTTCACCACCAGAAGATCGGGATTGTGGGGAAATATCACCAAATGTTGAAATCTCTTGCTTTGATTCATATCCAGGTTCAACTAATGGTGATGGTGCACCTAAATACGAATCATTGATTGATATATCTCTACTGTAAAAATCATCAATTGGTGGTGGTAAAACCTCTTCCTGTCCTTGTATGGAATTTCCTTCAAGTGTATATTTTTCATCCGATTTGCTCAATTTACGACCAGCATAAACGAGACCTGCTATAGCCAATATAGATATAGGGTCAGCCATTCTTACTTGTTATTAACATTTTTATTGATATATCTTTGCTGAAATAATCCATTTTGAAGTTCGGCTCGAGTGCTCGATGGTTCGTATGTTCTCGTTCTAAGGGGTGTTTTACAAGCAACATTCTGGAGTGGGTGAAAATTTCTTTCGTATGTTTTTGCTAATATTTTGTTAAATCGTGAAGTTGACTGTGGTCTAAGAGCGTCACTCACTTCTATGTGTTGAGCTGGAGAACCTTTACCTGCCATGTATGGAGCAGTTCCATACAACATTGTATTTGGTCTCGATGAACCATAATTTAAGGTACTGGGCTGAGGATATACAAAGACTTCTTCAGTTGCACAAACGGATGGAATCGCTTTATCGCTGACTATTTTCATTCCTGGTTGAAGTTGATACGCCATTTACTATTACAAAACATTTTGTTTATGAAAAATCGAGTATCAAGTTAATATTTATTTTAATTTATTTAAGCAGATAAACCAGATCCTCTGTGCATACCACTTCTTTTATCACCAGTTGGATCTAATCCCGCAAACGCCTCGAGTTGAACACCTCTCGCGTCTGGATTACACAATCGTGGATCTTGTCTACATGTAGTTTTCCCCTTTGATCCATGTATAAATTCATAATATGGATCGTTACCTAATGAAGAATTCGCGGTTGGTGTAAACTGTCGCGCTAAAGCGTTTCTTTGGAAACGTGGTAATGATGATCGCGAACGAGAAGGTCCGTATTGTATACCATTTGTTAAGTAAGAATCTGTATTTTTACGAACGGTTGGACCAAAGCACGCACTTGGTCTATCTGGTCTGTCGGTGTAATCAGTCATGAGTACATTACCACATGGGTTATCCTGGGTAGGCATCTGACAAGCCGAACCGAATTTACCGTGCGCTGACCTGGGTGGACCCTCTTTTATCATATCCGACTGTTCCATTATGTAAAGAACACCTAAAGCTGTAGCACCTAACACAAAAATACGCATATCTCTATTAATAAGGTATATTATACAAGTTGCATAAATGATAAATCTCGCTGTGGCATTAATTCTCTCTTCTGAAGAGAGAGACTTTGATGGCCAAAATTCTAATACTTTATCTGTACGAATGAGCTGTTTTGGATCTTCGAACCAAGAAGTCATTTATATATATCAAGTTTATTTTTTACCACCTAACATGCCACCTAACATACCCTGCATGGTTTTCATTAAAGCAGCTTCATCTAATTCACCATTTTCACCCGAACCCATTTTATCTGCGCATTCTTTAGCCACGCTCTCTATCATTGATAAAGTTTCTTCTGGGATAGATTTTATAGTTGTACCTAACATATAAAGTGTTTGTACATATTGCCAAATGGCATCTTTTGTATTATCTGAACAACCATCCCAGTGTTTTTCAAGATTTACACCTTTCATAAAATCAAGATTTTTAGATTCTTTAATAAAAAAAGAATCATCCTTTGAGGAAATTTTATTAGCGTATGGTGATACACCGTTCATAAATCCATCAACAACCAGCCGTGGATTAGCCTCTTTCATTAAATCGAAAGCTGATAAACACTTTTTCAAACCTTTTTCTTCTGGAAACGTCTTATGAAGTTCCACAAGAAATTGCCCCATCATTTCGTTAAATGCGGAAACAGATGCCATTTTTGTATATATTCTACGTTAGATATCTTTAAGCTAGGAAATTAAAATGGTTCTGTGCTGATAGTCTCTTTCTTACCTAAACCATTCGATACGATTAAAAATACTAATATAGCGACGAGTGCAGCTGGTTTGGTATACGCGCTAACTGCGAGTTTACCTTCGTTATTAAGTTTCGATTTGAAGTGAATATATCCTGCTGTAATAAATCCGGAAATCAATCCTGCCCAAGCTGGATCTCTTAAATAATCTTCAAATTCCATTTACTTATACATGATGTTTTTTTGACGAGATTCGGCTGCATCTGGGAAAAATACACCGTCGTCATCCTGTGTACGTTGCATAGGTTTTTGTACTCGTGGTGCCGTATTGATCGTTCTAAATTCATTGTTCATAAAAGACCTGTTGTTTCCTTCCCCCATCGTTGGTTCCTCTGTCATTGGTTCCTCTGTCATTTGTTCCTCCATCATTGGTTCCTCCATCATTGATTGTTCTCCCATTGGTTGTTCTCCACCCATTGGTTGTTCACCCATTGGTTGTTCTTCACCCATTGACTGTTCATTATCGAATGGTTCTTCAGATGTCTCTTCCATGCCATTATCCTCAATAATATCTGGGTCTTCGGAGTCACCTACTTCTGCATCACCTAAATCAAGGTCTTGTCCTTCTTGTTGTGACATATATGTTTGTAGTATTTGTTGGACAGGTATAAGTTCTTTTACGGCATTTTCAATACATATTGAAAATCTTTCAAATAACTTATCGTTTCTTGAATGTTCATTTTGTGATTCATGGTAAATATAAGGATCATTGTAAAGAGATTGTGCGACTTTATTATGACACATTTGAATAAATACTTCGTTTGTTGGTAGTTTAAGTGAAATCTTTTTATTGTCTTTACTTAATCGAACGGCTGATAAAATTTTAACGCAACTTACAAATACGGCTGCCAGTAAATCATTAAACCAAGCACATCTATTCGCTATATTATCGGTGTGTTGTTTTGACATAGCGTCACTCCAATTAGGAACTTCTTTTAACAATTTCTGGTACATTACTAAAACTTTTCGACCTTTTGATAACTTATACGCCTCTTCGTACATTTCTTCAAATGTCTCTATCATAACTGGACACATCAATAAACAGAGTTGGCCTAGGTATTCACGTTTAGCTTCTACTAATATGTTGAGGTTGTCCATTTATGATAAAGTAGGTTTTTTTATAGGTGATTATTATCGCGCCGCCCTGTACTTATTTGCTGTCTTTTTCAAATTAATAAGTGTTGGGAAATCACTAAATTCTTCTTCTGGTTTTTCTTCCAACTCTTTATTAACTTTCCTAGGTCTCCACGATATACACAGTTCAAATTCTCCTATATGTTGAACATAAAATCCACTTATTCGAAACTGTCTAATCAAATAAAGTGTTGCTTTCGTCCTGTCGAAGTGAGGAAATCCCATTACAAACGATGGTATTTGTACAAATACGTATTTTTGACACATTTCAACCGATTGGCGTATTTTTTTTGATATTTGTTCATGTAGTTTGACATACGTTTGTTTCCTCAACCTTTTACGTTTTTCATCTAGACGAGATATTTCACTAATACTTATCATTACAATACAGTCAAATTATTATTTTTAAAATATTACCCGTTTTGTAAATTTGTTAATTATATACAGAATATAAAACCTAAATGACGTAAATTTATTAGGGCTATTTTTTCTGTACCCCCTTAGAGCGATTTAAACACCTTTTTGAAAAATTTTTGAACTCGGTTCTCATAAGGACCACTCTTTTTTAAAAAAACATGACTTTCATGCACCCATTGTAATAT